GTCGCAACAGTGATCTGGCCAACCGGAACACGAGTGCCATCGCTGGTGATCACTTCACCGGTCATGAAGTATGGGTGCGAGTTCTCAACGGGAGGCTGCACGCACATGTCATCAAAACCGATGTGGCACGAATCCCATTGCGCAGCATGGCCGTAGATGCGACCTTCGTCAGTGATGGTGATTCCGACAGGAACCTTAAGTCCCGGGTTCTCGAACCATTCCTTCGGCGGTCGCCTATCATCAAGTGACGCAGCCGACGCCGAAAGTGCGTCAAGACGCGGGAACGGCGGAGGCGTCAAACCAGCCTCACGGAGATGGCCAGCCAGATGCTCATAGACGATGCGTTCGTCGGTCTCTGGAATCAGACCCCGCGAGTTGGCCAGTTCCGCGATAGCGGACGAACAGGCGGTGATGTTGGCTGCGCCTACGGTGCCATCATCGAACAATTCGTGGTGTAGCAGCAACGCGATGTCGCCACGACCCCAAGCATACGCACCAAGCGGTGCGGTACGCTTCATGCCAGTCTGACGAGGCGAGGTCCAGGGGGCATCAGACAACGCCGTGGTGTGCTGAACGAGTGCGTACGTCGGCTTCTTCATCGGCATGCCAGTGACCGGCATGCCAGCAGCGGCAGCAAGCGCCACGGTGTCATTTCCGATAAGTGAAATCTTCGCCTCGACGAATGCAGGAATGTCAACGATGGTAGCCGCGCGAACACGACCGCCATGAAAAATCATCTTTTCCGGCTTGCCATGCAAGAGCATCTTGAGTGAGTTGCCGGCATCTTCTACATCAGAAGGCCACACCATTTCGACATCAGCGTCACCGATGTCATCAGCGTCGATGGAGATGCCGCCAGCAAAGCCTTCCTTCATACGGCGATAGATCTCGAAGCCATCTGGACTTACGATATCAAGGATGCCCTCACCCTCGATGTTTGCACCGTCGCGCCATACATTGTCAGCACGACCCACCGTGACAGTGACATCATGCTGTCCGCCATGTGCAGTTTCCTTCTGCCACCGAATGAGCGGTGTGTCAACCCACTGGAGTGCTTCAGGCGAGAACTCACGGCCATCTCCCGTGGTGACGCCTTCCACCACAAGCGTACCACGCCACCGTCGTGCAGCCTCAAATTCAGCCTGCGTCATCAGTGAACCATCACCAACACGGACATGACCATCAGGAATGATGCTCGAGTTGGCGAAAGCCATCTGCTGCGCACTGTATCCACCGGACGATTCTGGCATGCCTTCTGCGGCAGCCATTTCGGCAATGTGCTCCTGCGCGGACGCCTCGGTGTCGTGGCACCCCATTACTTCATCGGTGTCGTCCTGCACGACTGCGAATGGCTCGCCATTCTCGCACTCAGTGCTGTTCTCAACAATGTGCCACGGCACGGGTCCACCTCCTGATGATGATGTTAGTATATCAACGAGTGGTTACCATTCCGGATTCCACGTTACAGCGAGATCTTTAATTACTCATTTACCTTTCTTGCCTTCATTCGGCCAGTGCCCCTTTACTTCGTGATACCATTCCGATGTGACGCGTTTAGCCATTTCGTCAGGCATGAATTTCTTGAGGTGACCGTAGAGTGCAGTCCATGGATGCGGGTGGTCAACCCACTTAGCAAGTCCTCTTGGGTCCTTCGTCCAGTAATCCTTAAGGTTGTTCTTATCACCGGACTTACCACCTGCTGCAGTGACCACCAAATCATCATGCAGCCTGATGTCAGTGATCTCGTGGCCAAACGCGATTCGCACTCGGTCAAACGTCACCGGACCAACACGCTCGCTGATTTCATCAAGCAAATCAGCGCTTGAGTAGGCGATGCAAATATGAGGTTGCCATGGGGTGTGCTGTTCAGGCATATCAAAGCCTACGATGTTTGAAACGATCAATCCACGAGCGTGTGCAAGATTCCACACGTAATTATCTTCTGCGTCTCCCACATTAAGAACCCATGCGGGTGACTTACCCTCTGGATTCCAATGTGCTGCACCAAATGCATTTCCACGAATGACAGGCATACCCTCTGTGGCATACACAACACCGTGAAGAATACGCAGCCGCTGCGCGATGTTGATTTCCTCATCGCCCAAATACCATAGCGTGAGATGCAAATCCTCAGGTGGCTCTTCACCGTCCAGTGCAAGACGGGTGATGTCAGCATCAGTAGGAATGAGCGCAATCATTCCACCCGTGAATTTATCTTCGTTTGCGGCCGCCGTGACAGCATCAAGTGGTTCACCATTGAGCCACTTTGCAATTTGCTCGTCGGTGAAGCCCTGATCATCATTCTCAACAACATAGAACGATTGCGCATCAGGGTCTTCAAGTGAAGTTGGCGGCTTTTCAGGTGTCGTCACGGCGTGCCACTCCCTGGTACGATGCGAACCTTCATGACTCGCTGATTTGGCTCAGACCAGTGTGGTTCTACACTGATCACTTCAAACTCAGTGCCCGGCGCGAGAACGAATTCATTCTCATTCGGGTAGTGACTGATCGGCTGGACCCACGCCATCTTTGATCCTGCTGGCGCTTCAATCTTGAGATGAACTTGTCCTGACCACGTACCCTCGACAATGCTCGTGCTAATGACACCATCATCACGAATTGTCTTACCAGCGAGAGCTTCAAGTTGCTCGTTTGAAGTAACGCCAAACGTAGCCAAATTGGTCTTGCGATAGAGCTTGATGTTCTCAGTGCTCGGCTTCATCGCTGCTTTAATCTGCTTGATCTTAGCGATTGTGGCCGGTGAGCATGCACCAGTTCCGCGCGCACACTTATTGATTTCAGTGTACGAGCCACCGGTGTAGTTTGTAAGTGCAGCGCGCTGTGCGGCAGTCCAGGGGGGAGGACTAAGTAGATTCATCCTCTGCTGCATATTAGTCGCCGATGCCTTCGTAAGATTTTTTGCCGGCAAATTTGACTTTGGGATATTGACTGAAGACTTTGATGCAGCAGCTACGCTTGGTGTGACTGAACCAACCGGCGCAGAGCCACCCTTCTCCTGCGCGTACTTCATTCCTGCCTTGGTGCTCAGGAACTTGTTCATCTTTGTGGCAAATGGATTATCAGTCTTCTTTAGAAGTGACTGATCCATGATGTCGAGTGCATCGGCCATCGACAACGAAGAATCCTTCTTCGACACTTCAAGTGCAGCATCGTAAATCTTCTTCGTGTCAGTGTGCCATTTCACACCGTTACTGCCGAAAATCGACTGGACATACGCCTTCTGAAAAGGTGTAAACGTCTTTGGTCCACTTGGAGCAGATGGAGCAGATGGAGCAGACACAGGATAATTTTCCGTGACTGAGTTGACATCAGTTTTCACTGACCACCAGTCTGCGGCAAAGCTATCTGCCATCTTAAACGCGCCGTCTTTATCACTCTCCTGGACGACGATCCAGTTACCTTTACCATCATTAGCACGTATCTTGAACTTTCCTCCTTCACGTGTAAGCTGATACGTGCCAAAAGCATTCATCGCAATTACAGAACCAGACGGATATGAATCTTCAAACGTTGCCTGTGTAAGAGTGACCGGCTGGTCGAGCAACGCCTTGTTGCCCATATACACATGCTTTAGTTTATTAGCCGACTTAGTTGAAGTAGATGAATTACCCGGTGTGTTTATGCTAGACGGACTAGCGTTTTCTGGCTCATGCCACTCAATAGAAAAGTTTTGCGCCATTGCGAGTGCACCATACTGATTGGCATTCTCGGTAACGAACCAAGTGCCACTTTTTTCATCAAGTTCAAGAATTTCATACTTACCATTATTACCCCAGGCAATTTTTGTCTTGCCATCAGGTGTAACTGCGATTGTGCTATTTGCCGGGTAATTTTGAAAAAAGAATTCTTGCGCTAGCGTAATGGGTCTGCCTGGTTCCACAGGCGCGTACTTATCAATCGTCTTAGATGGTGCCGTAGGCGTTGATTTTGGTGTACTTACATTTGGCGCGCCTGGTGCACTTGGTGCAGTTGCCTTTGATCCTGTCTCGACAGGCGCATGCCACTTAATGTTAAGCTTTGAGACTTCTTCGGCTTCTTTGCCATCAGTAAGCCACTGTGATCCGGTCCAAACTCCAAATTCTGCATTCCACTCTTGGACTGCAATCGTGTCATTCCAAGATCTCATGATACGCTTCGTACCATCTTCGTTAACTGCCAACACTGTCTTAGGCGGGAAGTTAACGTCCTTAAACATATCTTGTGTAATGTCGATCGGCTCGCCAGCAGTCATTGGCGATGTGCTCGGAACAGTCTTGGTCTTTTGTGTTGCTAGCTTAGGCGTGTACCACTCCTTGTTGAGCGACACAATGTCGCTGTACTCATCTCCCTTTTCAAACGATGTTAGAGGTCCCCAACCACCGACCTTCTTGTTCTTCTGAACTTCAAAGTACTTACCATTGAGTGAAACGACTCGATAGTTGCCGTCCTTTGTCACAGCAATTGTCGAATACTCAGGCACATCACCAGACAATGCGTCTGTGATCTTAAGAGGCTTATCTGCCTCAATCAACGCCTCATCTACCGAAATAAACGTGGTCTTAGCGACAGCGTCAGACGCGACGCCAGTGTTTGATGCTACTGGCTTAGGTGTAGCCGCTGGAACTGGTGACTTCTTATCACTCTTTGATGTACCAACAGACACAGCGACAGGCTCATGCCAATAAGCATCCGCCTTATCGATCGCAGCCTGTGCATCACTCATTGGTGCTTCGTTATTCTTTACCCACTTATTTTTCGCGTCCATGTGGTGAAAAGAAATCTTATCACCATGCGCAGTAATCTTTTTGGTGCCGAACGTAGAAATGGCAATGACCGAATCGTCAGGAAACTCATGCGTGTCAAGATACTGTTGATCAAGATTGATTTGCTTGCCTGGCTTAATATATTTGACATCATTCGGCAAAGTCGTTGCTGCAGACTTAACGGACTTCGCTGCTGGCGCAGGTGTCTTCCGTGTAGAAGGAAGTTCGGTGTCATCACCCTTGGTTACTGGCTCGTGCCACGCCGAGTCAAAGTCGTTGACTTCCTTGTAGGCCTTCGACTTAATGACCGTCTTCTCGGTCTTCCATGACCCATCGGCCTGCTTCTTATCGAGATCATACGACTTGCCGTTCCAAGTGACCTTCTTGTCACCATTCTTGTTGACAGCAATTGTCGTACCATCAGCGTGCTTCTTGTGAATAAGCCCGTGCGTGATCTTAAGCGGTGCGCCAGATGATGTGTCAGTAGCGGCTGGTGCCGGTGCAGCTGCTGGAGTAGGTGTAGTCTTCTTATCAGTGGTGACCTTCTTGTCACCATCGTCTGTCTTCTTGTCACCAGGCTTTTCCTGATCTGGCTCATGCCAGTCAGAAGCAAAATCGCTGATTTCCTTGTATGCCTTTGACTTGATGACCGTCTTTTTGGTCTGCCACAGACCATTGTCATCTTTCTCACGAAGGTGATACTTGTTGCCTTCCCACAGGATGTGCTTCTTGCCGTCCTTTGTGACAGCGATAATCGAGCCGTCAGCCTGCTTCTTATGCACAAGACCATGTGTAATCTTAAGAGACTTGCCAGCCTTAAGACCACGAAGACCCTTACGACCATGATCCTTCTGATCGTGCCTACCACGCAAGTGAAACGCAGTCGCTGCCGCCGCTAGTGGTTCACCGTCAATCATCAAGAACTCCTCATCGGGAATGTCCCAACCTAGCGTGCAGCGACAAGAAATGGTTTCTTGCGGCGGTCCAGTGGGGTCGTGAGGATACGACATAGCATACCCACCAACGATGAACTTATCGTCGATGCCAACTTCTTCACCATCGATGTGTTCATGCGAAGGACGTGTGCGACTGTCGGTCGTCGCAATCCATTCCTTCGTCGCATTAAGTCCGGTAGCCTTCATCTCAGCATATGAACCGGCATTGCTTGCGCCAATCACCTCAGTGCGAGCAATAACCTCAGCACGCGGTGCAGCAAGCTCAGTCGTCTTCATGAGTCGATGACGAATCATGGTAATGCTTTCACCAGCTTGCATACCAATCAACATCTGCTGACGTGCGATGTTCCATACGAGATCACCAATGGAGACAAGTCGGTTAATCGCACTTTCAAGAAACAACTCAGCGAGACGACTTACAACCTTCGGCACAAGGAACGCAGCGGTAAGTGCCGCTGGCTGAGGCTGCTGTGTTTGGGCCTGAGTCACCCGAGCAGCCGCTCGAATCAACTTCCCATAGGTATCATCGGCCGAATCGATCCATGCGTTACGAAGGTGTTCAATCAGCACGTCGTTGACAGCAGAGGTCCAGTGGGTTCGAATGATCGCGAGATCATTGATGTCTCCCACTTTAGGCACAGTGCTATTGACGATCTTAGCAATCGCACGCCTAATATCGGCAGCGAACCGATCACCACGATCATCAAGCTGATCAAGGCTAGGACCCGAGACGTGTACCATTGATTACCTTCCTCGGATTCGCGACAAGTCGTGTATCGTCGTGATTGATGAGTCGCTGCCCGATGGACAACTCGCCGCGGTCAGTGAGGAAGCACTC